CCCTCGGCGAGCCAGCTCGCGATGTCGGCGTCGGTGAAGATGCCGGGCGGGATCAGCTCGCCCTGGATCACCATGTCTCTACGGGACATGAGAAACCCGGTGCTGTTGGTGCCGCGCGGTAGACGGACGGCTCCTCGGATGACTCTGTATGCTTCTTGTTTTGCGCTCACGGTTGCCTCCTATGGCGTTCGGCAGGAATGCCGAATTGTTCGATGGTTCGGTCAGAGAGGTGAATCCGGGGCGGGCCGACCGAGCAGCCCGCCCCCGATGTGTTGTCCGTTAGGACTAGGCGAGAACCTGAACCGAGACCGAAGCGTCGGGACGACGCATGACGGGCATCGGGTTCGACTCGACCAGCAGCATGCGCGCGGACGGGTCTTCCTGCTCCCAGGACTTCGCGAAGCGCTTCGACTGGAGCACCTTGCCCGCGCCGATCGCCTTCATGTCCTCGATCGCACCGTAGTAGGTGACGAACTGGGCAGCGGGCGTGCGAGCGACGAACTCGGCGTACTTCGGACGGACGAGATCCGTCGCGACGCCGTTCACGTCCACCTGACGACCGTAGCGCCACACGCGGACACCGTGGACGAACGTACCCAGGAACAGCGCGCCGCTCTCGGCGATCTGCTGGGTCAGGTCGATGGTGCCGGTGCTCATGCGCCGGATGTCGAGCAGGCTCGCCAGCTCGCCAGCAGCGTCGGCCAGGAAGGCGTCAGCAGCGTCGGAGCCGAGGATCACGTCGGTCACGTTCAGGCTCACCGCGTCGTTCACCAGTTGGCTCGCGTCGAGGAAGTCCTTGCGCGGGGACGAGGTGGTCTCGTTCCAGCGGTCGCCAGCGCCGAGCGCATACGAGTGCGCCGCGTCACGGGGGAACGTGATGGTGAAGGAGGCTTGGTCGGCCACGGAGTAGCTGACCGCGCCCTGGAGCGCCATGGCGCACAGGTACTCTTCCGAGTTGGTGATGTCGTCGCCGAGCATCGCCAGTTCGGACGCCATGTACTCACGCATGGCCTTTTGGATGCCACCGGCACCCGGGAAGATGACCGAACCCGGACGGCGCTTCTCCAGAAGCTCCGAGGGGGTCATGGGCCGCTTCACGCGGATGTGGGGCGGGGTGATGACGCGGAAGGACTCGTTGCGCCCTTCGGTCATGATCGCGGCACCGTTGCGCTCCACGAACGGCGCGATCTGGCGACCACGGTTCAGGAAGGACAGTTCGATGTTGCGAGTCGGGACGGTGATGTCCCGAGAGAACAGCATGTTCTTGAGGAAAGCGTTCGGCGCTTTCATCTCGTTGACGGCGGGAGTAAGCGTGCTCCAGCCAAGAACGTCAGCAGAGTTCGGCATTGGAATCTCCTAAGAGTTGTGAGCGGAAGCTCGGATTAGGCCACGCCGCTGTCGCCTTGGACAACGAGACCGGCGGAACGGGTGAGGGCGGTCTTGAGGGCCGCGACCATGGTGGCGAGGGTCTGACTCGCCGGGAGAGCAACGTCGTCGATGTGGACGAGGCCGATCTTGAAGACCTGGATGTGGGTCTCCGAGGCCAGGAGGCCCTGGTGCGGCTCGGAGGGAGCCCAGAGCAGACCGTCCACCTTCGTGGTGTCGGCGTCGGCCCAGGGGAGCCACTCGCCACCAGAGAAGGTGAGCGCGGTGAGGTGCGCGAGTTCCGCGTCAGCGGCGAGCGTGCCGAGGGTGCCGACAGCGATGCCGTTCTCCTCGGGGTACGCGCGGAGGTTCGGAGTCTGAGAGACAGCGCTGCCGAACAGTTCTTTGGGCGAAAGTGCCATGATGATTTCTTCCTAGTGTGAAGGGTTGAGGTGAAGTCTGTGTTCGGCAGACTAGCCGATGACGCGCATGCCGCCCGCGTCGGGAGCGTTGCCGAGGTGCTCGTTCATGAGCGCGGCGATGGCGAGACCTTCGGCCTCGGCGGACTTGGCGAGTTCTTCCGTGGCGTCCACTTGGACGTTGGTGCGACTCGGGACGTTCGTGCCCGACTGGGCTTTGAACAGCTTGACCTTGAGAGCGCGGACTTCCGCGTTGTCGTCGGCCTCGACGCCAGCTTCGGCGTCCAGCTCGGAGGTGCTCTCCGTCATGGACTTCCGCATCTCGGCGATGTCGTCGGCAGTCATCTTGCCCGACGCGATGGACTTGCGAAGCTCGAAGCTGCGCAGGGCGTTCTCGTAGTCGGCAAGGGCTTGGGGGTCGTTCACGTCGCCCGTGAAGGTCGGCTGGGCTTCGACTTCGGCTTTCGCCTCGTCGTTGTCGCTGCCGGTCTCGTTGGACTCGGTGACGTTGGTGTTCTGGCCCGCAAGGACGCTCTCGACGACGCTTTTGGCGAGACTCGCCAGTTGCGCGTTCTGGGCATCCAGAATGGCCTGGAGTTCTTCTTTGGTCATTTGACTCTCCTGAATGCCGCCCATCCGGGCAGCGACTCGTTGTGATGCTGCCACAAGGTCTACTTGTTCGACGGCAGCAGGGCCGAACAGTGATACACCGTCCCAGTCTCCGTTGCGATATGCAGCGCGGAGGTCCGGGTCGTTGATCTTGATGCGGGAGGCAGCGCCGCCCGTTACGTCCACTTCGTTGCCGTCGTAGTCCTTCCAACCATGGAAGCGCTCGTCGGACTTCTGGATGGTGAACACTTCGGTGATCTCGACCGCATCGCGCGGGAGAACCTTGCCGTCGTGCTCAATGTCCATCTTGCCGCCGTTCGCGATCAGCGAGGCGAGCATGGAGTCGATCGCGAACGTGGTGTCCACGAAGTCACCATCAGCATCTTGCAGGCCCTTGGGCCAGATCACGTTGAGCAGCTCGCCCAGCTCGAAGCCCACTTCGGGGCCAGCCTTGGTGAGGGAGGCGTACTCAGCGGTGCCGTCGCTCTTGTAGAGCGTGGTCATGCCGTTCTTGCCCCGCTTGCAGAGAGCGAGGCGCTGGACCTCGGCGTGCTTGATGCGTCGTGCCATAGTGGTTCCTAGACGGCGAGCTGGCCGCGACCCGTGAGGAGAGTCGCAGCCTGCTTCAAGCCGCTTGTGGCGGTGATGGTTGGAAGTTGGTCGAACAAATTCGAGATTTCACTTGCGGAAGCGCCGATCATGTGCTACCGTTGTGTCGTCTGCCAAGCTGGCAGGCGTGGCTGCCGTTCTGGCAGGTACAGACACCTTAGCACAGGATAGCTCCTGTGTCAAGGAGAAATCGCGATTTTCTTCAAGCAGGGATAGCTCTAGCCCCAGACGTGGGGAAAGACTCCTTGCGCCACCCTGACGAGGGACTACCATGACAGACAACCAACCGCAGCCCGCCGAGATGAAGCTGATCTCCTCGGGCCGCCCAGACCCCACCAACATCCATGGAGACGGCGGCATGCTGTTCTCCATGCTCAAGAAGGCCGCCAAGGTCTCAACCGAGGACGCCGAGCGCGGCGACACGAACGCGGGGGTCTCCGTGGGCAAGAAGTCCCACATGATCGACAAGCTCACGGCGCGCGAGCTGCGCGACTTCAACGCCACGCACGCCATCTGCATCGACGCCAAGGTCAGCTCGACCGTGGGCCTCGGGCACCGCGAGCAGGACATCCACGAGACCCTGGACCCGCTCTGCCGCTTCTCGTGGCAGGACACGCTCGACGCGCTGGCCGAGGACTACTTCGAGACCGGCGAGTGCTACCTCGAAGTGGTGTACGGCGACAGCGCCGACATGGGCCTCATCACGGGCCTGCACCACATCGAGTCGGCTGGCATCCACGCGGAGGTCGAGGAGGAGGACAGCTCCAACCTCTTCCACTACATCGTCGAGGGTGAGCAAGGTGGCGCGGACACGCGCGTGCTCGCCAAGTTCGGCGACCTCTCCGACCTCAAGGCCCGCTTCGGCGAGACCGAGGATGGTGAAGGCGACGACGAGCTGGACGGCATCGACAACACGCCTGCCAACGAGGCGATCCTCCCGAGCGAACGCAGCACGGTCTCCGTGCTCGGCGGCTCCATCGTGAACAGCGAAGTCATCCACATCCGGCAGGCCACCAACCGCTCGCGGTACTACGGCTACCCGGACTACATGAGCGCCGTGCCCAGCATCGAGCTGGTCCAGTGCATGACGCAGCACGAGTTCGACTTCTACTTCAACCGGGGTGTCCCGGAGTTCATGCTGTTCCTGCTCGGCAAGAACATCGGCGGCTGCTGGGCGAAGATCGAAGCGCTCATCAAGGCGGGCCAGGGCATCGGCAACTCGCACAAGACCGGCGCGGTCCACATCCCCGGGTCGCCCGAGGAAGTGCAAGTCCAGGTCGAGAAGCTCGCCATGGAAGACGCGGCCAACTCGGGCTTCACCGAGAAGTCCGGCACGCTCGACATGCGCATCGCCACGGCTCACGGCATGCCGCCGCAGCTCGCGAACATCGCGCTGCCCGGCAAGATGGGCGCAGCGAACGAGGGGCCGAACGCCATGCTCACCTTCCAGATGCGGAAGCTCGGGCAGGCGCAGAAGAACTTCTCCCGCATGTTCGCCTGCACCCTCGGTGGTGACGTGAAGTTCGCGCAGCCGACCGGAGCCGCCAAGGCCATCGCTGCCGACAAGTGGCTCGCCAAGGGCGCGAAGTCCATGGACGAGAACGAGATGCCTCAGTTCGTCCAGCCCGGCAACGGCTTCAACACCATCCTCGATGGTATGACCCTGACCGGCGCGCAGACCATGGCGTCGATGAAGGACCCGATGGCCGCGAACGGCGGACGCAACCCGGACGAAGGCAAGCTCGAAGGAGCGCGTGACCGCAAGGCCGGTGATCCGAAGCAGACTCGTCCCGCGCCCAAGTAATGTTCGACTCGAAAGCCATCATCCGCCGGATCCTCCGGGACCTCGGTGAACGCGAACTGCGTCTCGTCAAGAAGTCGATCGGCTCGAAGACTCTGCGTGCTGCCATCCGCCTCGTCATCAACGAGAGCGAGGAGCGCGCGGACCTCTTCATCCCCCACTACTGGGCGATCTACTACCACGACGGGCGCGGCGCGTTCGGGCCGGACACGGCTCGGAAGCTGGTCTTCTTCGACGACCCCAACGATGATCCCCGTATCAAAGGAGGGCGTCCCGTCCGCGAGTCGGATGTGCGCCGCCTTACGAGGGATCAGTACCGTGAGGGGCTGCGGCGGAACCAGGAGCGCGCGGCGCGAGGGGGAAGACCCTTCATGTACGTCGTGGACTCGGTAGGTCCGTCGC